TATTAGATTTTCGCGAAGATTACCGCCGGTTGTGTCGATATCACGGAACTCGCCAGGCTGTAGAGGCTCGTCCTCATCGCGTATCCGCATGCCCCGGGCCTTGAAACCTGCCGGCAGGTTGGCCAGGGTGCCTGCATCAATCAATTGTCGCAGGATTGACGTGCTCGCTTTTGCGATGCCACCAATCATGTGAGATAAGCCAAGACCGTAAAACCCTAATCCCGGCAGGAATTTGAACTGCACGAAATAATTAATCTTGGCCTTGAAAGGATCGGTTTCTCTGTAGTTCCGACGGATCGACAACACTTTCTGACTGTTTTCATCTATCGTCAGAATGTAAGGCAGCTTGAGCCCAGTCGGTTGGCCGTCAGCGCCGACGTCCTCGTAACCGGGCAGATCAAGAACGGTGTGCACCTCATAGATCAGATGGTCGCGACTATTTTGGTAGCTAGGCTCTATGCCCTCTATCGCGTCTATTTGCTCTTCAATCTCATCTCGGTCCTGACCGTAGGGGCCATCTTTGATTGAGACATCCGAGTAAAAACCAGAGAGCTGCAGCTTTCTGATTTCATTGCTAGACATCTCAACCACATGCGTCACACGCTCAGCAGTGAAAATATCTGTGGCCTCGTAAGGCACAATGAGATCTTGTGGCTGTATGAACTTGCTTGCCGCCTTGTTTTTAGCGGTATCGTAGTACACTTTTTTGAAGGCGCTACCAGCTAACGGCAAGAAAAACAGCATTTGGTCCAGCTCTGGATCGTACTCCTCGCACACGTTGAGCAGATAAAAGTTCATAAACTCTGCAATACGGTCTGCTTGAGCCTGCACTTCTGGCGTTCGGGCGCCCACAATCTCAGTCTTGACTGGCCCGCGTGCAGGCAGCATTTCTTTGTACGCCTGTGCTTGGAACTGCGTGACAGCCTCTGCCAGTATCGGATGAATCACGCCGCTGGACCCCTGGAAAGGCGTGCTGCGCATTTCATCAAACTTCATGCCGAGGTATTTCAGTCCATCAACATAAGTTTTCTCCCACTCTTGGCGGGATTCTTTATCTGCTTCTATTGATGTCAAGAGCTGTTTGGATATCCGCATGAGCTCTACTTCTGAGATCGTATCCGCGAGGTTCGCATCAAAAGGCAGCACTGGCGCCGCTGCGGGTGGCGCATCGATCTCGTCATCGATCAGGACGCCGTCCTCTGTCACAAGCACTTCTACCGCTTGGCGCACCAAATCATCTCTAGTGGGCTCTGGTGTGACCTCCATGGCTCTGCCCAGGGGTATCACATCTGGATCGTCGGCCGTCCCTAACTCTCTTTTCTCTATCGCCATCAGTAATATACCTGCCTATCTCGGCGTAGCGGGTGCATCTCCATGTCTTCGTCAGATTCGAGTTGTAAGAACCCCCCCTGACGGAATCGCATCAAAGCCATGGTGGCAGAGTCACAATAATCGTCATGCTCCCCGAAAGGGAAGGCTGCAAGTTCTTCAATGACCTCTTCTGCAAATACATGGTCTGGAGCCCATACCATACCACTCTCAAATATTGGTGCCACACTATTCATCCTGGCGATCTTGTCCTGACCTCGGGAAGGCGTGTAACTCGTCACCGGGATGCCCATCCTGCGCAGTTCTTGAGTCAAGGGCGTGCCACTTGCTTTTGCCTCAATAAGGACACAATCGGGCTCCCAGTACTTGTATTCTTCCCAAGCCATTTTTTTTAATTCTGGAAAGTCCAAGCGCAAACGCTTGGCGTCGAGCAGGATTATCGCGTCTGGATCCCCGTCCCGCGGCTTGAAGACGCCCCAGGTCGTTATTGCAGAGTAGTCTGCGGTCTCCTTTTTGCTGAAAGCTGTGTCATAACTTTGGATTACATAGGAGTAGTCGGGAACATATTCTGCCTCCCACTGATGCCACCACTCGCGCTTGACAATAGACCCCTCTTCAGCGGTCGGGTCTTGCATCCATTGGCTGTTCCACTTGCTAATCGGCAAGCTTGCTTTTACAGAAAGCAGCTCTTCCTTCTGCCAGAACTCCGGCCAGAGCGGGGTGTCGGACTCCGGCATGATCGCTGGGAACTCCACGAGATCCCACTGATCAGCGTAATCATCTCCCTGCTTTTTCAACACTTTGCCCACCAGATCTTTAGTGCTCCAGCGGGTCATCACGATGACAATGATGCCCCCTGGCTGCAAACGCTGACGGGGGCCGGAGGTATACCAATCGTACACAGAGTCCATCGCTGTTGGGCTGAGTGCATCTTGCTCTGACACCGGATCGTCAATTATCAAAAGGTCTGCGCCTCGACCCGTGATCGCGCCGCCGACGCCAGCGTAGAATGACTCACCACCCTGGTTAGTGGTCCAGCGGCCTGCAGACTTATTATCGGCTTGCAGTTTCAGCTTGGGGAAAACCTGTTGATATTCGCTGCTATCGATAATGTTTCTCACCCGCCGACCGAAGCGCACGGCCAGCTCTGCAGTGTGCGTGGTTTGTATGATTTTTAAATCGCCGCGCAACCCCATCATCCACGCTGGGAAAAACGTGGATGCAAACTCAGATTTAGTGTGGCGAGGGGGTAAACAGACAATCAGACGCTTGAGCTTGCCTGCTGCAATCTTGTTAAATTTTTCCCCAATAATGCGGTGATGCCGGCCCTCGATAAACCCAGGCCACTGACTCTTCACAAACTGCATAAAATCTTTTTGGCATTCTTCTTGTTTTTCAAGGGATTTATATCGATCGAGAAGCGCAAGCGCTTCTTGCTTATCTTGATCGCTAAGTATGTCGAAGTCTTTGAGCGCTAAGTTAGACATCCTGCCACTTAAGCCCTTGAAACAACAAGCCTTCAGCCTTTCTTCGACGCTTGAGACCCTCAAGAACTTCCCCGCCGCTACGATTCCAGCGAGCCATTTGGGCGGGCACATCGTCGTACTGGCCGTCATTCAAGCGTAAAAGCAGCGTGCTTTCTTTAAGGTTGGTGGGCCCTAGGTTGAAGGTCCAGGCAACCACTGCGTCAAATTGATCTTGGTTGAGACTGACTGTCACTAAGTTATCTACATATTGTTCAAACTCAATCAGATCCTCTAAAAGAATGTATTCAGCTTTGTCCGCTGAAATCTCATCGCCTTCTTTGACGCCCCTGGTGTGACCGTAGCCTATGGTCCAGACGTTTGCGCTGCACTGATATGCCTTGAGCTCACACCCCTCAAACTTTTTAATGAGTGCTATACCTTGACTACCTGTTCTCACTCTTTTTTACCTGATCCCAGAAATAAACCAAAGCTACCTGTTAGGCAACCAGTCATAGTCGCAACGAGAGAGGTTTGTTGTGTGGTCGGGGTCTCTAAACCCATATACCACTCAACGACCCGGTAGGTGAATAACAGCACACAAACCATGACCAGGCGAGGAATAAGTCTCCATCGGTCTAGCGTTTCTGGGGTCACCGAGTTGCTCTTAGTTTCATTAGTTTACTAGCGCCTCGCACTCCGAAAGAGGCGGATACCGCAAGAAACAAAAGATACTGATACCAATCAGGCAAGCTGTCCAAAGCATCAAAACCGTCAGAAACCCTAATAAGAATATCGGGGTCATCAACGATAATAGAGTAACCAACACATAAGAGAGGAATAGATAAAATAACCGTCCAAAACTCATCCTTGTATGAATTCGCGGAAGCATCAGCCATTTTTTCTTCCCAAGTGGCCGTGTTGCTAATGACTTCCATTTTGGCTTTATGGCTGGCTTGAGATTGTTCATGCTTATTTTCCATCCATGACTTGGCAAGGTTGGCGATGGGGCCAATTAGAAACTGTAAGGCCATCAGTCATCCTCCTTAACGAAGCGGCCTTTCTTGTCACGCTTACGGCCTTTTTGAAAGATATCTTGTACGGTGTCCGTTTCCCAAATCCGAATAGCTGTCCACAAAATTGTCAGAAGTGCGGCAATAGCCGGCAGCAGCCCTGCGATAGTTCCCATCATAGTGGCCACCGAAAAGGTATCTAGAATCTGTTTTGTAGGCTCATCCATGACGAGACGCCCGATAGTATGGTCTTCTCACAGACAAAATTGCTTTAGATCTTTCCTTGTCCCGGTCGAGGGCCCGCTCGCAATGATTGCGTGATCGCGGTGACATAACAAAATTTAGACACTTGCAGAAGGCGCTCCAAAATACCTGGTGCTTACTACGCGCCGCCCGACCCCCTAAGGTTTCACCAGGCATGCCGCCCAATATTGTGCTAATCAGCTGGCTTGTCGCGTCACTCACTTCCGCAAAAAAATCCATCAGAACATGAACTTTTTGCTTAATAGCTTCCATTTTTCTTTCGTGAACAGCTGCTTTTTCTTGAGCTTTTCTTTGAAAATGACCACTTACTAAATTTACAACAGGTCCAATAAAGGCTTGAAGCATCATTTAACATACTCCGCAAAAACTAAGGAAGCTAATATAAATGGATAAATTGCAATTACCATTTTATCTAGCCGATTCAACTTTGCTGTATTTTCTGAAACTCTTGCGTCAATATTTTCATACCTAAGTTTACACTCAGCTTCGTGCATATCAATTCTAGTAATCGCAGTTACGCGGGAACTAGCTGACTTAACACCCATATAAACCCTCCTAATAATCCTACACAAATTATTGTTACAAAAATCTTGGCTAATGTATCTTGAAACTCCGCATGAGCATAAACCTCTTGCTTTCTTTGCTCAACAACTTGTTGGCACAATGTTCTGTATTCAATTAAACCTTCTTTGCCATATACCATTCCAATCATTTGACTGACTTGTTTGCGTTGTTCTTGGATTTTTTTCTTATAGGCAAAAATTGTTAAAGCTTCTTGTTCAACTGATTTTGCATGAGTCAGTTTTTTTAGAAGATTTGGTTTTTCTTTTTTAGTGGCTGAATAAGTAAAATCGCTTACGTGGCCCATCCATTTTCCACATTGGATAAAAACATCTTCAACTTGCTTGCCACCTTCAACCATTGCTTTTATCATCGCAAAACTTTTAGTGGCAGCGATAGCAGCAGTGACAGGATCAATCATTTTGATTTAGTCCTATGGATTACGTATGGTCCGCAATAATCATACCCGTAAAAATAATATTTGCGCTCAGAGTTAGTATATAGTTCTTTGTATACACAGACCCGCTGTATACGATAATAGCCATTAATCCAAATATATTTTTTTGACTCTAAGATTAAAACTAGAGCAATTGCCTCGATCATTCATAATTCAGAAGGCCAGTTTGGTGTAATTGCGGATAAACCAGCAATGTCTGATGCAGAATTCACTGCTGATTCTAAACGTGTGCATTCAGTAAGCACTGCCGCTCTAAAAGTTGCAGTTGTAGAATCAATATCTACATTTCGTTCGTATTTTCTAATTACTTTCCAGTCAGATGATGCTAATAAACTATTTGCGGTATTTTTATAATCTGTAAGCATTTTAGATTTTAAACCAGGAATTAACACACCATCTGAAGTAACATCTGTTAATGATTGCGCTGTTGATGTATAGGTCTGAGTGGCTTGACCATCAACTAGCGAAATTGAATTTGCCGTATTAGTATAAAATCGAACATCCTGGCGAGTGCCCTGAACTACCTCTTGCACGCCCAAATTTCTTAATAATAATGGAGTAATTTTTGAAAAACTTATATTAGGAAAAAGCTCCTGTAATGTTTTTGCAGTTTGAATAATTGATCCATCTTGTATTTTTGCGTACATACTATCCACCTCTTGAATTATTTGCGAATGAGCTTTCTGCAAACGCTAAATAAAAATAAGTTGCACTTGATCCGTTTGTATCAGAGCCGTTAGTTCTTAGTTTAAACCCACTGGCATAATGTTCTACTAAATTACTAGCATCGGTTACATCAACATTCGTAGCATTCCAATACATATTATAATTTGTTGGGTTATAGCCTAATCGAGCATTATCACTAACAACCCAATTACCTGTTCCGCTAGTTTTTTTTATTAATATCAAAGCAGGTTTAAATCCTAAAAAAACATAAGGACCAGTTGAGCTTCCATTACCTACAAAAGTTCCAGTCCGAGAAACTCCATCCACACTATGAAAACAATATGCAATCATCGTGACGGTATTACTTTGACCAAGATTAGAAATAGTAGTAGAAGTAGGTGCGCCATAATCGCTAGACAAATCTGCTTTAGCATTAGTATTTTCTAAATATAAAACGTCATAGCTTGCGTCAATTGCAGTTGTTGTAAAGCTCCAACTACCAGATGTGCTTCTTGTTTTATAAAGAACCACGCTCGGCGCACTCGAAAGACCATGCCCAACACGATTGTTGTTAGAGCCATCTGCTGTCCACCCAACA